TTCTCAAGTGTTGGATTACCATGTATATTACATTCTTCATCGTTTTCTAGTTCATTGAAGTAGTTATGAAGATCATACAAATAGCCGCCAATGCCAATTACAATATTGTTGTCTAGACCATATGAACCACGATAAAAGAATTCTTCAAATGAAGGTAACTTAACGGCATCTTCAATCTTTTGTTGTATTTCTTCTTCAAAATATAAACTTGGTGCGCCGGGAATTGGTTCTTTTTTGATTGAATGTAGTGTGTTCAAACCTTTCCATACTGCTTGACTCATTCTAAAGATTTGTTCTTCACTCAGTATATCTTTACTGAGAATAGTTTTGATATCACGAAAGCCTTCAAGATATTTCAAATCAAACCATGCAGTCTTAGCATTAGAACCAACATTTACAACTTTAGGAAATAAACCAGGATAAAGTGTATTGTATTCCTGTAGCTTCTTCAATTGAGAATACCAACGAACAAAACCATACTCACGATTCTCTACACGTGAAATTTCCTTACGCACAATTTTTTCATCTGGTATCAGATAAGTTTTACTAAGTGAACCGCCTTTTAATGAAATAGTTTTCATTTTGCACCCAATGTTTGCCTTGCTATCTCTATGCCGTATTCTTGTGGACTGCCCAATACAATAGTCTCTTGGTTGTTACCAAGCGGATTCATGAATACTTGTTTATTAGATTCTATCATACTTTGAATCACATTTGCAATATACAATTCACCATCAGTTTGAATTAATTTACTGTAGTATTCTAGATATAGATGTCCTGTTAGAAAGCCATAAAAACCTGATGATGCATACGGTGAAATTTGTTTCTTTTCTACGATTTCTGTGATGAGGTTTTCATACGCACGAACATATGAATACTTCGGTGAGTTACCCACAAACACATCAATGTATGCATCATATTTTGCAGTTAAGTCATCCGCAATAAAGTCTACACGACGACCTTTGATGATCGTGTCTGCATTATGAATGAACGTTGGTAAATGTTTATTATTGAGTAGTTCAATACCGATTGCTGCTGTGTGTGCTTGACCCTTTGTATCACCAATGTAGAGAATATTGCTGTCATTCCAACCTAGCGGTTTGATTGCTTCCACAAGTTGATCTTTGAAATAAACATCTCTCTTGTTTGCTACAAGAATAAGTTGCGTAACCCAACCGAGATTCTTTAGAATTTCATAGATGATTGTTTTATCATTCCACGGCAAAAGATATTTCGGTATATCAAATCCCACATCGTGAAAACGTGTGTTATAACCTGCCATGCAAATTACCAGATTCATTTCAACCACTCCTCGAAATCTTCTCTGAGCAATGAGTGCCAAGTTCCATTATATGGTCCTGGTGGGAAAGGATGATTGATATCACAATAGACAAGATTCTCACCAACAAGTCCCTGTTTCTTCCAGTTTGCACTCATGAAGTCTTCCATCATATATTGCACACCAGAATTATAAAACTCATCGATGTGATTATATGCATCAGCATACTTGTCCATATTATCTGATGAAGAAAATGCAAACTGATCATTACCAAAGTCACGACCAGGTGTGACACGACAATTTGGTATATACAATTTGTTGGGATTTAAAGTGTCAAATGGTATTCGAGCATTGATTGCAAAGTCGAATCGTGAACGAATAACCCAATCAAACTTCATATCAAAGTATTTTTCATATTCATACTTCGTTCGCATACATTCACGAATCGCATACAACTGAGCATATGTTGACATGCGACCATCTTTTACTTTCCAGTTTGGTGATGGTGGCGGTGTGTTTGTATACTTCGACAAATCAACTGTAGGATTTGGTGATGTCTTGAAGCTATATGCATTATACTTCGAAGAAATGGCTTGCATTTCTTCTGCTGGCATTTCCCACGAATGCAGAAACACGGTTACATCATTACCTTTTATAATATTTTTATGATGATACTCAAATCCTTTTTCCCACATTCGTGGTTGACCAGAAATGCATAATGCTATTCTCATAGTTCGCGCCCAATATTTGCCAAGTTATCGGTGATGCCAAATGGTTTCAGTTCTTCTTTCTCCATTACAACCATGCTGTTGTAGAAAGATACTGAATAAAGATTTCTATATGCTTCTAATGCTTCATTAGAGATTGGTGAACCCTGAAAGTGTTGTTGATTGACAATATCCGCAACCCGTTTTGAATGTTCAACAAAAGTTCCTGCACCTCTGAATGAGCCACCCCAATGATGTGGCCAATAACTTGTGTGTGTATCTTCACAGATGAATACACCACCCTCTCTGATGTGTGAGAATACTTTATTAACTGTAGTGATTTGATGATTCATGATATGTGAGCCATCATCAATTACGATATCAAACTTTTCTTGTGTGGGTAGAAATTGATCCCAAAATACAGGATCGCCTTGATCACCAATGACAATTAGTGCATCGCCGTCATACTTATAATCTAATGCTTTTGTTTCGATGTCTAAACCAACAACTGTGGTGCCCTCACCAAAATATTTTAACCATAATTCAATAGAACCACCACCAAGAATTCCAATTTCAAGTATTCGTGGCTTCTTACCGACGAATTTACTCAGATGCCTTTCATACACATCAAAATAGCCTGACCATTTGGTAGATGGTTTGTCCAATTGCCAAAACAATTCTTTAATTTTATTTGTCGTCATATTTCGCCTCAATCACTTTCTTCCATTCTGGCACACGATCATACTGATGAACAATAGTATACTCTATTCCTGTTGATGTTGCAACCATGTCACTTTCCAATTTTGGTGAAGGTTCAAGTAGATATGGTCTAAACTGTTCGACCTTACTTGGATCAGCAGTTGTTCCTAATTGACATGCCCAACCATCTTCTGATTTCATATACAAGGATGATTTCAAGTATGGGTGTCTAGAAATCATCACATTAAATACCGCTTGATCAACAATAGGAATAGGTCGATTAATAGAATTTAAAAACAATTGTAATGTCAAGTCTCTCATTGCATGACCACGACCGGCAATCACACCCACATTAAAGATTGTGTTGTTTTTAAAATCGTCGTAGATTCCTTGGCCATAAGTTTGTGCAAGATTCTCACGACCCCATGGTTCATCTTTATACTTAATACTTTCTGATGAAAATACTAAGTCTTCATTTTCTGGTAAATTTTTCTCCAGCCATTCAATAGGATTTTTTTGAAAGATAACGTCTTTGACATCCGTAGTCACAACAAAACGATAATCATTATCTTTGAGTAGTTTGTGAATGTGAACAAAACGTTCAACATGCACCATTAACTGTGATTGATAGGTAAGATTACCTTCACCATCTTGATTGAATGCAATGATTGAGAAGCCTGCATCAGTCACCTTTTGAACGGTGTCTTTGTCGCAGTTCATGAGAATCAGGACTTTATCACCTTCAAATCCTGATGCATTGATAGAATTAATCCAATATTTTAATTTCGACCAGTCATAGTTGGTCGAACACCCCACAATACAGTCCTTCATAATATCTCCAGTAATTTATTTTATGTCAGTTTCTTTCCAACTTCCTGTAAACTTTTTATATTGTTGTGTGCTTTGACCAGGAGTGTCATCAAGATATTTAGCAGTGAGTTCAGGTCTTCCCCACTCACCACCGCCGGCTTTAGACACAAACTCTTGTCTGCTATCTTTGTTTACCTTTAGATAATCTTTAAATGTTTTCATATCGTGAATGATGAACCACAACCACATGTTGCAGTTACGTTTGGGTTTTTAATTGTAAATGATGCACCCATCATATCTTCTTTGTAATCAATCACCGCTTCATTCATATATTGCATACTCATACTATCTATAACAACACCAACACCATCTCTTTCAAACGTAAAGTCATCATCTGCTGCCGGCAATTCTTCTAATGTAAATCCATATTGAAAGCCAGAACAACCACCCCCTTGAACGAAAACTCTTAACTTCAGGTCAGGGTCTTCTTCAGCAATAATTGTTTTTATTTTTCTTACAGCAGAATCAGATATGTTAATCATTATCCCCTCGTCAATGTCAAAATTTTCTGCATTTGCTTTTCAATGATTGGTCCGCGATTAGGCCAGTGGATGTATGGCTGACTTGCAGTTTTATATAGATTCGTCAAAAATGGCATGATGATTTTTTCCACTTGTTGAAGTCTTGCTTTATATTCTTCAACAGTTTCGTCCTTCTCAGCAATGACTGCTTGGTATTCAACCTCATCTACGGTGCTGAACCCGAAATCATCGTCTGCATATTCTGCTAAAATTTTATTGATATCGTATGTCATTTGTCCCATGCCTTTTGTGCTGTAAAATTCTTGTGACTAAATTCTAGTCTGTCTACCAATTTTAATGCTTTACCTACTTGATCAACAGCAACAAATCCTTCTGGTGCTGTAATCTTGAATCCATCATCCGTGCGAACAAATGTGCCTATGCTTTTGATTGTCTCAAGTTTGCGAATGATCATCAACTTAGCGTCAACAATCAGATTCATCAGATCAAATATTTGTTTCAGTTGAATTGCATTTGAACGGTAGAAACGCATCACTTCATTTTTTTCTTTGATGCGTTTTTGTTTTGTATCTTCTTTTTTTGCTGCAAGTATTTCTTTATTGAGTTTTGCTTCAACATAATTCATGAGTTCCTGTGTATGAACTCTGGTATCAGCAATCTTTTTACCTTCACGAACTTTTGTGTTATTGAAGGTTTTGATTTGTGTGAGATAAGTTTCTGATGCAGCAATACGATTCAGTGTCAATGCAGGTATTGATTGAAATACACGACCCGCATTAGACAGAATTGATGTAATTGCGGCTGTTTCTTCTGCGGTAAATGTTGCCGTGCCAGATGCATCAGTAAATGAAGCATCACGAAACCAAACATCTTTTGTTGGCTTCAAATGCCCAATATCAATATTAAAAGATGCTTTCATTGTCTCTAATGTTTTACCCGAATATGATGTGTGAAATACTACACCAACTTGTGCAGCAAGCATCGTCTGTGCTAATTTAGATTTAACTGGCACTGCATACACAATTGTGTTTGGTTGAAAAATAATATATTCTTCACCATCAATCGTTTCTTTTTTGATGTCGCCTTTTGAAAACATCATGTCACCTTGCAACACACCCTTGATGCCTAACTTAGGTAAGAATGCAAGCGCAAGTTTGAGTTTTTCATTTAAACCACCACTCGGATGATTTTCATCAATGTCTTTATCAGTATAATTCAATTTTGCATTTTTTGCAAACACCGATTTGGTGCCAACGAAAAATTTATCGTTTTCTGGATTTGTGCCGGCAAAGATAGCAGGCGCACCATCCCATTTTGTAGTCACATTTACTTTTGAGCCTGAATGACCGGCAAGCATATTACGCAAAGAACGCAGAAACTCAATTGCTTCACGTGCGCCAGATACACCAGCGTTTAATACATTGTCTTCAAGGTGTTCTAAATGAACATTCTTGCCTTCTTTACTTTCTTTTAGATAATCCATGAATTTCATAGTTCGGGAAAACAACTTAGATTGAGGTCTTTTTTTATGATTGTGACATTCTTACCATTAACTGGTGCAATATTGTATAGAGATTTTCTATTTGCAGGAATCGAAAATTGCATCTCAAACGTAAACTGATAGTTACCACTTCCTTTATACTGCACTCTTGCTCTATAACTTGCTTTTGCAGACTTACCAAACATTGGCACATCGGCTAGTTTTAATGGATTTTTTGATCCCATCAAATAAAAGCCGTGTGTTCCAACATTTACATAATATGTATCTTTTTTATTGTAATACTGTTCAATTTTTGATGCTGGTATTTCTCCACGAATATCTTTGAATGTATCACGATCCCGTTCGTATCGTTCTTGTGGCGTCAACTTACCAGCAGTTGCTTCCCATCTTGCATCTTTATCTCTTTTATACGGCATTGCTTTCCACTGTTTTTTGATAATATCAAATAAACCAACTTCATACGCTAAATCACGGATGAACAATTTTTCATCGTCATCTTTTTTAATATCACCAAATTTCCAGGGATTTTTCTTGTCGTTGATATCATACTTCATTACAAGAGAACCTGCTGATGCTGCTGTAATTTTTAATTCACAACCTGCTTTTTTCTTTTTATACTCCAACATCAAATCTGGTTGATCATGTCCTGCACCGGCTGGAACAAAAGACTTCGGAACAAGACCAAATTTTTTTAACTCTGTTGCTGCATTTTTCTCATATAGAAAGCCTTGTTGTGCTGCCATAAATCCTCCAGTTTATTGGAGTATTTATACCTTAAAGCCTCCGAACTTGTTAGGTCTTTCACGGTCACCAAATGAATTCAGTGGCTTATCATCAACTTGACCAGAATCCACCAAATCCTCTTGCGCCGATTGTTCTACATCATACAGTTTCATCTTGGCTCTGTCAATGCCCACGACAAACCGCTTGAAATGGTTAGGATCGTTGTAACGATTCTTTAGTTGCTTAATTAGTATCTGATTCAATTGTTGCAACTCTTCGGTGCTTATCAAAGCAAACATAAAGTCAGCCGTTGCTGGTAGACCAAACGATTCTGAAGTGTCCTCAAGACCAGGATCGCTGGAGGTGAAGCCAGAACGGGTCGTTTGTGTAGCCGATACTATCGGTACATCAAATTCAACCGCAAGACCCCTAAGTTCTTCCGCAATAGCCTTAACATAAGAATAACTATTTACGTTAGCACCAGGCTTGATTCTGGCACTTGCACAAATATTAAGATAGTCAATGAAGATGATGTCAGGTTGAAAACTCTTTTTAAGTTGCAATTCGTTTAACAAAGCACGGAAGTGTAGTGCTGATGCTGCTGCTGTAGGATACTCTTTGATGATGAGTTTACCGTGTGTGTTGACTTTGAGTGCAGAAAATTTACGGTCATAATCTTGTTTGCTGATAGAGTTCAGGTCTGCAATGTCAATGTTCAGTAGATTTGCATCAATACGTTCAGCAATTCTTTCTTCTGCCATTTCCATTGTGATATACAACACGTTCAATCCCTGGGATAGACAAGAGCCTGCAACGTGACACATGAACAAAGATTTACCAACGCCTGTGCCTGCAAGTGCAATGTTTAGAGTTTTCTTTGGCAAACCACCTTTTGTAATCTTGTTGAACAGATCAAGATCAAAAGGTATCTTTGTTTCGTGACGGTGGTAAAATTCAAACCGATTGTCAGAATCGTCAATGTAATCATGACCAACAGACCTATCAAATGACACACCAAGTGCATCACTCAATAACTTTGGTATCATGCCCTTGTCTTCTTTCTGATTCTTATCATCAAGAATCTTAACAGACTTCATGATTGCATTGTAGATTGCTTTGTCTTGGCAGAACTTCTCAGTTTGCTTGATGAGCCAATCTGTATCAGTTGGTTCTTCTTTGTCGGCATTAATTTCACGAATCATCTGAACAGCATTACGAACCTGCTCTTCAGTCAGTTTCTTGGATTCTGTGAAATTAATTATGAGTGATTCATAAGTAGGAAGATGTTTGAACTCATTTACATGTTCATTAATCTCATCAAACAGATTTTTTTCTGTAGAGTCAACAAAATACTCTGTCTTTAGAAATGGAATAATCTTTCTTGTGTAGTCCTCATTGAATATCAAATTCTTCAGAATCGTAGTTTCTAGTCTTTTCATTTGCAGCCGCTTGACTTAATAAAATTTCGGTTAGTATGTCACCAATGTATGTCTGAAATTCTTGATCTTGTGTAAGATCATCCATAGAAATATTTGGTGAAGATATGAGAGTATAACTAAATGTCATTCTAGCAAAATCTCCTTCTTCTGTCAACTTTGCTTGTCCATAATGATAAAGAACACCGGCAAATTTTCCCGTTTTAATACCAACGGCAGTTTTTGTGCCATCATCTGAATCCATTAAAACATAATCAATGTCATGTTGTGGCTTCATCGTTCTCTTCCACGGTCTCACTTTCTCCCATAATGTTGCTATAAGTGATTTCATATTT